TCATGTACTCCTGCGAAGCCATATCCTGGCCGAAGCGTCCGGCTGCTTTGAGCGCAGCCCCCGACATCATGCCGCCGCGTGCCGCTGCGGTGCGGTCGAGCGCCTTCATGCCTTCGGACAGCCGGAATCCGTAGCCGGGATCCATTTCAAGGTCGGCCATCGTGTAATTGCGGCCAAGGCTGCCGTATCCCGACGATGCGGGGTCGCCGCCAATGCCAAGCATCCGCATCAATTCGTTCTGACTGGTAATGCCCGCCTGCCGGAACGGCTCTTGCAGCTCCGTCTGGCGGTTGAACATCTCCCGCTGCAACTGCGCGGACTGATCAGCCGATTGCTGCTGCGCGCGGGATGCTCTGCGCGATGCGCGGGAGGACATGCCTCCACCGATAAGCGCGGAGCCGATGATTGCCGTTTCAATGCCCATTTGCGTGACCTCTTACATACAAGCCGTCATGGGCTTTAAACCCCAAGCGGCGCAAAATGCCGTGCATATAGTCGTGTCCGTCCGCTACGCGGGTGACAACCCGTTCACGGTCAAACAGCTTGGCTAGCAAGCCCTTCGTCGCCCACCGCCGCCGCCAAGACGGCAGCACGGATACATGCAGCTCGTCGCCGTTGAAGTACACCGCACCAATGCACTCACCGTTGCGGACAAGCGCCTTGATGTCCCAATCTTCCATTGCGGCGGCGTAACTGTCAAATGAGGGGCGGTCGTTCCAGTCGGTCGCGCGATAGCCGACCTGCAACGCTTGCGCCCGGTCGTCTACCAATTCCGTCACGACACTTCTCTGCCCGAGCAGCGGATGTTGATGGCCGACGCCGTACCGGCGATGGTCGAAATAAACCCGCCAGGTGCCAAAATGTGGCCGACCAGTTCGGGGAAGGTGTAGGTTTCGTTCGGCAGCAAGGTCTTGGTCTTGACAATCAAGTTCTGGTTGCCTGCGGTATCGGAAACCGACACCAAGTTGACCGACAGCGTAGCCGCCGCCGCGCTGTAGTTGGTCGCCGTGAACTTGTCGATGATGGCCGACACCCCCGCAGCCACATACTGCGTGGTCTGCGTATTAAGCGCCGTGCGGGACGAAATCAGCACTTGGACTGCGATGCTCATAGGTACCTCAAGGCGCCGAGTCAACCGATACCGTTATGGTACAGAAATTAACGACCGCTTGTGTGGCTGCAAGACGAATCCGTATGTACAGCTCCCGCTGCACGCTGATGTTGGTCGCCGTCAGCGTGAAATCGCGGGTGGTGCCCAGGCCGAGCCAAGTGCCCGCCGCCGCGCCACCCGTAGTGCCCCCGCCCGACCCCCATTCCGCATACACCTCGTAGTTGGCGGCAGTGCCGCTTGTCAGCCACTCCCCCGCGATAGCGGTCAAAACGCCCGCAGAGTTTGTCCGCGAAGCCACACCCGAACTGGCAAGACGATATGTTGCGGTAGCCGTACCGCCGATACCGGCCAAAGAGTTGTTCAGTGCCGACTGATTGGACACCACCACGTTGGAGGGGTATGTCCAGTAGAAGCACACGCTACCGTCGCCACCTCGGAAGCCGAAGCCGCCGGTAGTTCCGCTATCGTTGCCACCGCCGCCAGGCGTGTTGCCCGGCGCACCGTTCGTGCCGCCGCCGCCTGCCACGTTTCCGGCGTTACCGCCGAGGCTGACACCGCCCGCTGTAGGCGCCACGCCGAGATCCCACGGGATGCCGCCGGTCATGCTAGTCGTACCCGCTGCACCCGGCGCGGTCGTCTGCCCGCCCTTACCGCCACCCGCCGTCAAAGTGATGGTGGGGGATGTAGGCGGGACGTTGATGACGGAGTTGGCGCCGTCTACCCCGTTGCTGTACGGGCCGCCGCCCTGCCCGAACTCGCCCACCGTGTAGCCAATCTGTGTGGTGCCGCCCGTAACCGAGAATGACCGCTTTACGAACGCCGCACCACCACCGCCATAGCCTGCTAGGCCGGGGTTGGAGCTACCCCCGCCACCCCCGCCCCACAACTCCACTGTGCAGCCCGTAGCGCCCGTAGGGGCGGTTATGGTGCCGGTCGTACCCGGCGCCATGCACTGCGAGGCCAAGCCGTTGCTGCCCGTGAGCAGGACTAGAGCGATGTGAGCCATTAGCTAACGCCCGGCCCGCCAATCAGCCAAGAGGTAGTGCCGATCTTGTGCAGCACCGCCATGCCGTTACGCGCCACGGATCGGGTGCCCGTCGTGGTGCTGTTGGCCAAGGTGAGCGTGTCGGTGGTAATGGCGACCGAAAGCGTAGTGGTGTTGGTGTTGACAACCAAGATGACCGTGCCAATCGGGAACGCCACCGTGCCGTTGGCGGGGATTGAAAGCGTCAGGCTAGTGCCGTTCATCAGCACCGACTTGCTCGCGTCCGAAAGGATAAGCGTGTAGTTAGTCGTCTTGGAATTCTGCGGCGCGTCCCGATAGCCGACCGGATAGTTGGTGCTAGACGGGGCGTTGTCGGGAATCTGCGCGGTGCCGGTGAAAGTCGGGCTAGCGATGGGGGCGTAGGTTGCCGCTGCCGTCGCCGCCGTGATGCCGTTGGTGATGCCGTAACCCGCGAGCGTTGTCGGGGTGCCGGTGATTTCCGACCACGGCACGCCTGCGATGGACAGGTCGTTGATACCCGTCAAATCGTCGTAGGTGCCAATAGTCACGTTGGTGGCGGTGGTCAACACAAACTTGTACGCCGATCCGGTGTCGAGCCAAATGGACTGCGGAACGCGCCCCGCCGAGTCAAGGATGATGGGGTTGGCGTGCGGGGTTGCGCCCGTGGCCGAAGTGTAGGTGGCAAGCGGGGTGGTAGTGCCTGCGGTGTAAGTCAGGATTTTGCCGCCCGCCAACGGGTTGCCGCTGTTGTCAAAGAACTGCGCGCCAGCACCCGCCAGCGGGGAGAGATGAACGGTCATATATACACCTGCGTCATGGTGAGAATGGCAGAGGGAATCCCAGGGACAACCCCCGCCGCCGCCTTAGATTGTACCTGTACGGACGTGTCATCGACCGCCCACATCAACTGAAAGTAGTCGCCGTCCGACATGGACACGAACAGATTGGCGGCCACGAATACCTCGGCGTTGTTGCCTTGGATACGAACTTCGGAGGCAGAGTCCGCGATGTTGGTGCCGTTAATGCGCCCCCACACCCAAAAGATGCCGGTGCCGCCTGCGGTCTTGTCCAACTGCAACGAGAACTGCATGTTGTAGACCGCCGGGCGTGTGACCTTGATGCGGGTAGAATCGCCCGGATCGACATACACGCCATAGCGGTTGGACGACGTGTTGAACTTCATGCCGTAGGCCGTGTTGATGGCCGCCGCCGTCTGCGTAGTCGTGTCGTAGAACTGCCCGTAGTTGATGGGGTTCGGCTCAAACCGTGGCGTGCCGACCGCAAGATCTTGGATAGCGGTTTGAAGCGTGGCGACTTCCGCCGCAGCGCCCGTAGGCGGGGTGAGCGCAAGATCAGCCAAGGTGATGTCCGTGGCGCCGCCGCCCGTCAACTGGAACTGGTTGTTGAGGTAGCGGAACCACTCACGCGAAATGAGGCCGGTGCGCTCGTCAATCAGCGGCACGCGCGGGGCGGGGATGTTGGTGACGTTAGGCATCGGTCTGCTCCACCGTCAACTCCGCGCCCATCAGCGCGATGATGACCGGATCGGCACCCGACACCTCGTACACCCGGTCGCGGGACTTGAGCGTAGCGCCCAAACGGTTCCACAGCACGCGGGTTTCGGTGCGCCCGATGCGCCCCATCGACCGCCAGTATTCGTAGCTCCAAGTGTGGCCGCCATCGTCCGACCACCGCAGCATCATCTGCGGGTCTTGCGCAACGCCAGAACCCGACAAGCCAACGCCCGTCTGGCAATCCAACTGCAAGCGGCGGTGCAACGTGCGCTTCATGTCGTTCTGGCCAGGCGCAAGCGCGCGCCACGACCGCAGCCACTTCTGCTCGGCGCCGTTGTCGTTGAAGCGCGCAAGGTCAAGAGCGTACAGGTTGCCGTTTTCAAAGTCTCCGACCAACGGGGCGGCATTGAACCGCGCTTGGCAGTTAGATCGGTGCCGACGAAATTGGCCGTCTACAAGCGCGGCGCGTTCGTGCCAAGCGTTGGTCGCGGCGTCAAACACCCACGTTGTCTCGGCGCTCGGGAAGATAAGCACGTAGAAGGCGTGGCCGTCCTGCTGATAGGTGTACGCCAGCG